TGGTAATTGAGCCTCGCTAGAATCTTTTCAATAATAGCGTTGAAATGCTCAAACGGTAATTCACTGGCTGGGCTGCCGTCTTCCGTCGTTACACACTTTTCTATAATTGGAATAAGTGTGCTAATATCGCTGGTCTTGGCTGCCGCTTGTAATGCCGCTACATCGCGAATAGACAGCTTGCGTGAGTTAATAACGTACATGGTATACCTCTGTGCTAATTGGTAGCGCTGTGCTCGCTACCAGGTAATTAAACGGTAACCGTAATGCTTGTGCATTCAGGGTAAATGAACAAACAATAACGTCTGATGTTGCAGCATCACCATTAGGCAGCTGCATTTTGTAGATTCGTGCTGCATTAGTTGTATACGCGTCATTGCCTGCCGTGCTGCCCGCTGGCTGCCATTTGATGCTAACCAATGTTTTTGCAATAAATGCAGCGTTTAACAATGACCAGGATTCGGCAACATCTTCCGTGTAAATGACGTTTACTACAACGTCAAACGGCTTTTGCTTACCAAACACAACAATGCCAGTATCAGAATCAGGCGTATACGCCTCTCCTGTAAATCGCTCTAATTCTGGCATTTCGATTGATTGCGAGCTTCCAGAAATGTCCGTATACGCGCCAGTGCCGCCCGTCTGCATAGACAGGCTAAACACACTGCCGTTCATTGCCTTAGTGGTTTGTGCCATGGTATTACCTCTCTATTGCACAATGTCCGTGAATGTGCATGTACTAATTACCGCGTGGTATGTTCGCTCGCTCGAGGCTGGGTATTGCACTACCTGTGTACGCTGTTGCAGCAGGTCAATTGCATAGATTTGATTTCCTAGCTGCCGAGAGCATTCAATATAGCTATTCATGTATTCAACGTACACTGCAGCAATATCAGACAGCCCCAAACCCTCCCCGACAAATCGCAAGTAACAAATATCTTCTATTGTCCATTCCGTGGTCATTACGCGCCCAGCCCCTGGTGTTACGCGCTTTGTACGCTGGCTGGTTGCGTTTAATGGTGAAATGATACGGCAGGGCACGTCTGCAGCTTCCAATGTGTTATGCAAGCCCGTGCCTTGCCGTACCGTTACCGTTGCACCGTATGCCTGTACAGGCATGGCAGCCAGTGCCGAAATAATAGTTGTGATATGTGTTGCCATTACGATTGCCGCCTATAGGGCTCTAGCATACGTGTAACGTCTGTAGGTATTGCAGGTGCCGCAATGCTTACCCCGTCAGCACTCATGATGCTACGATCCGTTTCAGCTGTGTTGTCTTTGGCACGATACATATAACCCGCAAGGCGCCTGGTTGCCGCTCGTATAGGTACTGGGCAGGTAATGCTGTATGCAAACCTACCTGTTATTACAATAGCGGTATCAGGCGTGCCAATGTATGTCCAAACATATGCTGTGTTCATCTTGATTTTGATAGCGTAGCTGGGTATAAAATTCGTAGGCAGTAATACCAATGCATTGCTGGGTATGGTATCGCCATTGCCATTTACTACCGTGGTTAGCTGGCACAAATCAACATCAAGTAACAAGGTATTTTGAAATGCATCAACACGCCCGCCGTATCGTATGTCTAGCGCGTTATAGTATCGGGTTGTGTCAGCTGCAGCCTCGAACGTACGGTTGCAATAATCGTCTACAACGTGTTGCGCTTCGTGGACAATGTCCGCAAGCAAGCTATCATCAGAGCTCGATTGTATGCCTAGGTACGTTTTGAGCTGTGCTACCGTGAGGTATGCCATGGCTTACCCTTTCGGCTTCCTGCCTCGTGGCACTGCTGCAGCCTGTGGTTTGGGTTCCGTCTGTGCATCTGCCACAGGCTCAACAGCAATGCCCCTGCCAGTGTTGATTAGGTGCATTGCTTCACTTGAGGGCAGGTCAATTACTTGCCCGCCCTCAAATGCCCTTGTTGAGCCGTTGACAATGCAGGCTAACGCGTTTTTAAGCTTAACTTGCATTGCCTACCCTCTTATGGATTGATGCCGTATACAAATGCTTCGGTTTGAGTAACATCGCCGCCCCAACGTGCCGTAACAAAAATTGCTGTTTGGTAATTGGCTTGGTACAAATACGGATTTCGTGAAATCTCGAGCCCGAGGTTTTCAACAAATGCGTAATAATTCCAGTTACCGAAAATAATAGGCTTGATACCCGTGCCAAAATTGCCGATTTTGTCAGTAATAGCAATAGGTTTGCCATACAAACTGTCCATAGTACCCTGTGGTGTTGGTTGGAAGCTATAGAAATTGCCTTGCAGCGCGCGAATAGCGCCCAGCGTAGCATTTTGCATAACCCAGCCAGTGGTGTTGCCATCATCAGCGTACCAACTTGGCAGCTTGTGTACGATGTTGATAATGTCTGCCTGATCAACGCCTGTAGCGCTTGCCAGGGTTTCAAATACGGTAGCACGTGTTAATACACCATATGGCTGGCTCGAGCCCGTGCCAGTAATCATGTATTCATTCAAATGCCGAGCATATGCGCGCCCGATTTCGCGAGTAAGGAAACCTTCCAAATCCATTGCATTATCGCGCATAAGCTGATTGGAAATCTTCATTGCAAGAGAAGCCGTGTATACCGTTACTGCAGATTGTGCAAACGTTGGCTCGTCAAAATTAACGCTGCCAGATTCTGCAACAAATGCAAAATCTGATTTGTCGCTTTGCGTTGCAATGTCGAAAATTTGACGATCTGTGGTATAGCGCTGAATGCCGAGTTTCGCACCAATCCAGCTCTGATCGCGCTTGTCAATAATCTGATCGTAGAAATCACGTGGTACGGTAAACCCACCATTTGCGCCCGTGCCTTCAACAAGGGTTGCTTTAGCTGCAATCTCATCACCGGTTTTAATGTAGTGTACGATTGCTTCGCTAGATTCGTTGCTAAATCCCAGGGTAGTAAGCTTCTTAGTAGCTGGTGCCTTGCCGCTGATAACCCCGCCGCCTGCAACAGGCGTGCCTGCCATGTCCTCGAGCAATTCAGCCATTGCGGCTTTCATCTCATCTTTGTTCATTTGTCTACTCTCTTCTGTTGGTAATTCTGTATATGCAAGCGCGTAAGCTCGAACACCGCTATTCGCCTGTGGTGCCCGCTTAGCTTCGCTGTATGCCGTTGTACGTGGCTCGGCTGGTGTAGGTGTTAGGCTGATTTCGCCTACTACCCATCTTTTCAGCTCGCCATTTTCTCGCACTACCAAATGTGGCAGGCTGCCAGTTGATAAACCTAGCGCTCCCCGCTTTACAAGTTGCATAACCTGCTTTGCGTATTTGTCGCGCCTGTCTAATTCAATTTCAACATCTATGCCGTCGTCATCAGGTGCCCAGGCTTTTACAACACCAATCTGCCGTCGTAATTCGCCTAAGCTGTGGTCATAGTACACAGGCATACCAATGAACGATCGAGTTTCTCCCAGGTCTGTTTTGCTGGTAAACGTATCGCCTTGCAAATCGCTGCCGCCGAATACAATGCCTTTGCCTTTTAGCGTGTATTCACCAATTGCCTTAACTGCCATTACTTGCCTCGCAATACATACAGCAAATTGGCTGCCAGGTCTTGTGCCGATTTTGATACCTCGAGCGGCATTGCCATAGTTTCAGCCATTGGCTCGGCTGCCAATTCCTCGAGCATTTCGCCTGCTTCCTCAAGTTCTGGCATTGGCTGTGTTGCAGGTGTTTGGATTGCTCGCAACATCCAGCGCAATTTTTGATGATAGCCCAAACGATCCTGTAGAAAATTCTGTACTGCAAATTCGCCTGCAATGCCTGCAAAATAGATGCCGCCTTGCAACAGGTCAATCATGCGCATATTGTCCAGCGTGATGCTTGCTAGCATTACTTGCAATGGTGATTCCTCGGTAAGGGTATCAGCGACCTGGTAAGCCGTTACCTGGGCAATGGTAGCAGGTGCCTTAAAACCCAGTGAACGCAGGTATTCAGCGGTTGGATCAATAGCTTCCTCAAGCGCTTCGTACATCTCTTTTGAAAATGCATGATATTGCGGGAAAAAATGTTCGCCTTCAATATTCCAATGCATTGCATGCGCTTTGTACCATAAGC